GGCGGGGCTCAAGACTTCCATCAGTATAAGTATATGACTGGCGTTATTGCTGGTCTTGCTATGTCTGAGAGGGAAATACTTGATATTGAAAAGAAAAACAAAGACGAAGACTGATTTTGTTTACATGTCTTTCTTGTTGTATGATTGGATTACATCGTAAGATGCAATCGCCAATTGGCGCACAAAACGTGAAGGACACGCATGTACTCTGAGATCAAGGTTTCGAAAGAAATCCTTAATAAGCTTCCTCGCCCCACAGGCTATAGGATTCTTATTGCAGTGCCGGAGGTCGAGGAAAAGACTAAGGGCGGGATCATCCGACCGGATGTTCTGAAAACCAAGGAGGAAACGGCCAGCATTGTTGGTCAGGTCCTCAGCATGGGGCCTGATTGCTATTCAGACCCCGACCGTTTCCCCGAAGGCCCTTATTGTGAGCCGGGAAGTTGGATCATGTTCCGTGCTTATTCCGGCACACGATTCAAGGTAGGGGGCAAGGAGTTCCGCCTGATCAACGACGATAGCGTTGAGGCGATCCTTGATAATCCAGAGGGGATTGAGCGGGCATGAGCGACATGGATAATGAAGCGGTTGGCCCGGAGTCCGACAAGATTGCGGACACGGAAACCGATCTTCAGGTAGAGATCGTAGACGATACTCCGCCTGAAGATAAAAATAGGCCCCGCCGTGCTGGTGAGCCCGATCTTCCAGAGGAAGACGAGGTATCTCAGTACAGCGATAAGGTCAAGAAGCGCATAAGCAAGCTCAAGTACGAGTACCACGAAGAACGCCGTGCGAAAGAGGAGCTTGAGCGCCAGCAGTCTGCGCTTGCGGGCTATGCAAAGCAGGTTATGGCTGAAAATGCCAACCTGAAGAAGGCTCTGCATTCCGGTCAGTCGATTATCGCTGATCAGATGCAGACCCGGGTTGAGAGCGAACTTGAGGTTGCCAAGCGGCGTCTCAGGGAGGCTATGGAACTCGGGGATATCGATAAGCAGGTTGATGCACATAAGGATCTTGCGCGCCTCTCGATTGAGGCAGACAAGGTAAAGGGCTTTCGCCCTGTTGAGATTGAGGAATTCGAACCCGAACCTCCGCCTCAGTATCAGCCTCAAACCCCGCCGCCAACGCCGGATGCCCGGACGGTGGCATGGGCAAGAAAGAATACTTGGTTTGGTCGTGACCGCGAGATGACCGATTACGCGCGGCACATCCATGACCGACTTGTGGTTTTTGAGCGTATAGATCCCAGTACCGAAGATTACTGGAATGCGCTCGACAGGGAAGTGCGTAAGCGCTACCCGCATATTGCTGCTGATGAGGATTACGCCGATAGCAAGCCGACTCAGCAGAACAAGAGTGTAGTGGTCGCTCCAGTAAAAAGAAATTCGACCCCACCACGCAAAATCCAGCTATCGGCATCCGAAGTTGCTATCGCTAAGCGCCTCGGATTGACAATCGAGCAGTACGCTGCTGAAAAATTGAGGTCCATGAATGGATAAGCGCACACCTCGCGAAAGCGATACCCGCGAAGCTACTTCGCGCAAGAAGTCTTGGGCTCCGCCCACGGTTCTTCCCGAACCAGATAAGAAGGATGGCTGGCGTTATCGCTGGGTCCGCACCTCCACTCTGAATAGCTCGGACAACACAAATGTTTCGTCCAAGTTCCGTCAGGGATGGGAGCCTGTAAAGGCAGAGGAACATCCTGAAATAACTGTGTTGCGTGACCGTAATTCGGATTTCAAGGAAAATATTGAAGTTGGTGGCCTTCTTCTCTGCAAGGCCCCGGAAGAAACAATGACTGAGCGTGACGCCTACTACCGTCAGACTGCCCAGAATCAGATGGTCTCCGTGGAAAACAACTTCATGCGTGAAAACGATCCGCGTATGCCGCTCTCCAAGCCGGAGATCACAACGCGGGTAACATTTGGCAAGGGCCGGGGTTAACCCGGCTTTAAACAAGGTAAAAAAACATGGCTTCTACAGCAGCCCCCTATGGCCTGCGCCCTGTTAATCTTATCGGCGGTCAGCCCTATGCTGGCTCCACCCGTCTGATCAAGATTGCAAATGCGTATGCCGCGAATATCTTCTACGGCCAGCCTGTTGCCATCAACGCTTCTGGCGTTGTTGTTGCAGAAACTGGCACCACCACCATTGCCACGACTGGCGTTGTTGGCGTTTTTGTTGGTTGCACCTTCACAGATCCGAATCTGAAGTATAAGATCTTCAGGCAGAGTTGGCCCACTGGCACAGTCGCCACTGACGCTTTCGCGTATGTGGTTGATGATCCGGATGTGGTGATGCAGATTCAGGCCGACGATACTGTTGCACAGGCATCGCTTGGTCTTAATATTGGCTTCAGCACGTTCTCTGGTGACACAAACACTGGCAACTCGGAAACATCTGCTGATGTTGCTTCCGCCGCCGTAACGGCAACGCTGCCCCTTCGCATCGTTGGCTTTGTTGACGGTCCTGAGTCTGCGGTTGGTGATGCTTTCACCGATCTTTTGGTCAAGTGGAACATGCCCGCCGCTGTTTACACAGCAGGCGATACCAACGCTCAGAACGCGACTGTTGTGATGGCCCGTGGCCATTCCTACATGAACCCGACTGGCGTGTAATAGGAGAATATAGAAAATGGCTATTTCACGCGCACAACTTCTCAAGGAACTGCTTCCGGGTTTGAATGCCCTGTTCGGTCTTGAGTATAAGAAGTACGAAAACGAAGACGAGGCGATCTACGAAACAGAAACCTCCGAGCGTTCGTTTGAAGAGGAACTGAAGCTTTCGGGCTTCGGCACTGCCCCGGTCAAGGCCGAAGGCTCTGCCATCTCCTACGATAACGCGCAGGAAGTCTGGACCGCCCGTTACAACCACGAAACAATTGCTATGGGCTTCTCCATCACCGAAGAGGCGATGGAAGATAACCTGTACGATTCGCTCTCCTCGCGTTACACCAAGGCTCTCGCCCGTTCGATGGCCTACACGAAGCAGGTTAAGGCGGCTTTCCCGCTGAACAACGGCTTCTCTGGTGGTTCGTTTGTGTCGGGTGACGGCGTTACGCTGTTCAACACCGCTCACCCTCTGGTGTCTGGTGCCACAAACAACAACACGCAGTCCACCCCCGCCGACCTGAATGAGACCTCGCTTGAGGCCGCTGTGATTCAGATTGCTGGTTGGAAGGACGAGCGCGGTCTGCTTATCGCGTCTCGCCCGCGTAAGCTGATCGTTCCGCCGAACCTGATGTTCGTGGCTACGCGCCTGTTGGAGACTGAACTCCGCACAGCAACTGCCGATAACGACATCAACGCGATCAAGACCAACGGTACGATCCCGGAAGGCTACTCTGTAAACCACTACCTTACAGACACCGATTCGTATTACCTGATCACGGACGTTCCGAACGGCATGAAGCACTTCGTTCGTACACCGATGTCTACATCTATGGATGGCGACTTCGACACAGGCAACGTGCGGTATAAGGCGCGCGAGCGCTATTCCTACGGAGTGTCGGATCCCTTGGGCATCTGGGGCTCCCCCGGCGCTTAATCGCCCCCACAACTTAAGAAAAGGCCCCTTCGGGGGCCTTTTTATTTGTGCTAAAATTCAAGTACTCCCAACACTTGGGCACCGGGCAACCCGGCCTTTCAGACTGTCCCGGCAGACGCTTGCAGAGACTGACTGGCTATAATCCTGCAAGGATAATACAATGGCGAATACCAGCTTTTCCGGCCCCGTAAAGGTTTCAGAAACCTTCACAGTGGCTACTGTTCCTGACGCGACTCTTAGCGAGGGCGGTCAGATTTATGTGGACAACGGCGCGAACGGCGCTCCCATCATTGCCTTCTCCAACGGCTCCGCTTGGCTTCGCGTTGATACACGCGGCGTGATTCAGGCCACTTAATCGGCGGGGCTTCGGCCCCGTCTCTTGATTTAGGAGGCTTGAATGGCTCAGCAGTATGACGTAAAGTCATTTCACAACACAGTTTCTGGTGTTGCGGTTGACTACAAGACGCGCCTTAAGGGTGTTGTCGTTTCCCCCTCAACGTCTGTCACCTACAACATTTCGTTTTGCGACAACGCATATGTCTCCGGTACTTATGATGTGCCGGGATCTACAGTTTGCACCGTGACAATTGCGAACCACGGCCTTTCGAATAACGACAGGGTTTATTTAAACTTCACTTCCGGCACATCTCAGGATGAGTCGTATGATGTTTCAAACGTGACGCAGAACACATTCACGGTGACGGTTGCCTCCGCTACGACAAGCGGGAATGTGGATATGTACCCTGTTGTTTTGACGGAGTTTGATTGCTCAAGTGGCACATCATTCTACACCTTGATCCCCGGAGAAGGCATCCTTGCCGACAATGGTATTTATGTTGGAATCCCCAGCGCATCCGTGACCACAACAATCTTTTACGGGTGATGCCATGATGCAATATGATGTTAAAAGCTATCTCGCGAACCAGTCCTCAATTGCTGCAAATTACAGAACAAGACTCAAGGGCATAACTGTTACGTCTGCCACTGTTTCGTCCCGCAATATCGCAATTGCAGACCCAACTGTAGTGAAGTCTGGCACTTGGGGCCGTACCGGAACCCTCGTTACTGTCACGATCACTAACAACGGGGTCGCAGATGGAGACCGCGTATTCATTGACGTTGCTGCTGGCACAACCATGCGAGACGGCGTTTACACGGTATCTAACGCAACTCAGAACACGTTCACGGTAACATCTGTCACATCCGGCACTGCCAATGGCACCGTGGATATGTACACCGACATTCTGCTTGAACTCGACACATACAACACAATTGGCCTGCCCGTGAAGATCCCCGGAGAAGGCATTCTCTGCGAGAACGGCATCTTTGTTGGCGTTGGTGCCAATGTAACCGCCACAGTCTTCTACGGTTAAACAATGGCCAAATCCCCTGCTTGGACTCGCAAGGAAGGCAAGAACCCCAAAGGCGGTTTAAATGCCAAGGGTCGCGCCTCCTATAATCGTGCAAACCCCGGAAAGCCGGGGCTCAAAGCCCCGCAGCCTGAAGGTGGGCCTCGCAAGGATTCGTTCTGTCGGCGGATGAAGGGCATGAAGAAGAAGCTCACCTCTTCTAAAACTGCCAAAGATCCCAACAGCCGCATCAATAAATCCCTCCGCGCGTGGAATTGTTAGATGGGACGCACCAACGAAGCATTGTGGTCAAGGGCTAAGGCTGAGGCTAAGGCAAAGATGGGTGGTAAACACTCCGCCCGAGCCATGCAGCTTGCTGGAAAGATCTACAAAGGCAAGGGTGGTGGATATTCTGGCGAAAAAACCTCCGCTCAGAAGTCCATGAGTAAGTGGTCCAAGGAAGATTGGGGCACAAAGAGCGGCAAGCCATCCGGCAAGACTGGAGAGCGCTATCTCCCAAAGAAAGCCCGCGAATCTCTCACCTCGAAAGAATACGCTGCCACAACCAAGGCAAAGCGTGAAGGCACAAAGAAGGGCAAGCAGTTTGTCCCGCAACCCAAAAAGATAGCCGCCAAAACGGCGAGGTTTCGGTAAAATGGACAAAGTTGAAGTTTCTGTTGCGAGAATGGAAGTGCAGGTAGAGCGTCTGGAGAAGGATGTTGCCGAAATGAAGGGCGACATCAAGTCAATCCTTGCAACCCTTGATAAAGCAAGCGGTGGCTGGAAGATGCTTATGCTTGTTGGTGGATTGTCTGCGGCCATTGGTGGGTTCATGGCGAAAGTTATAAGCGCTTGGCCTTTCGGTAAGTAAAATGGAATTCTCAAAATCGTCTTTGGCGAAACTTAAAGGTGTACATCCGGATCTTGTCCGGGTCGTAATGCGTTGCGCGAAGGACTGGAAGGATAAAGAATTCACATTCGGGATCACATGCGGACCCCGCACTCTCGAAGAGCAAAAGATCCTCGTGAAGAAGAAGGCGTCCAAAACGCTTCGTTCCCGGCACATCCCTGCCGCAAATGGTTTTTCCCACGCCATTGATGTTGTGGCCATGCTTGAGGGCAAGGTTCGTTGGGATTGGCCTCTCTATGGTAGAATAGCCACAGCCATGAAGGCTGCGGCCAAGGCGGAGAAGGTTCCGCTTGAATGGGGCGGTGATTGGACCTCTTTCAAAGACGGGCCTCATTATCAACTGCCGTGGAAGCAATATCCCGGCACTAAAACAGGAAGTAAGAAATGACGAAGGATATGGTTTGGGGCATCGCTCGCGCTGTGCTTGCGGCTGGTAGCGGTTATCTTGTCGGCACTGGCCTTATTGATCAGGCTATGGCTTCTGAGGTTATTGGTGCCATCGGTGTGATCTTCACAGCCGCTTGGTCGGTCTGGTCGAAGAAGTGACATGGATTGAGGCGGTGCTGCTTGCGGCTGCTCTCATTGGCGTGGTTGCTGGTGGGTTCCTCGTCGCACAGCGCCCCTCATTCTGGTTTGGTCTCGGCACTGTGATGTTTCGTGCCGGGATGCCACATTTGATTGAATATATCACCAAAAGAATGCCTCCAGAGCAAGAAGCTGAATGGCGTAAGTGTGAGCTTCGGGGTGGTAGGTGGAACCACAGAAAAAATCGGTGTGAATGATGGCTGTAGGTCGCGGAAATATGGGCAAGCAAACCACACGCCCCGGCAAGGTCAGCCGCGTAATGAAGGAATTCAAGGTCGGCACTTTAAAATCTAGTTCTGGCCAGAAGGTCAAGAAGAAGAAGCAGGCCATCGCCATTGCGCTCTCTGAGGCGCGTAGACCCCGCAGACCCCGCCGTCCAAAGAGAACACTTTGATGAGCAAGAAGAAGAAAGTAACAGCACCGCTCACTTATAATCCGGGGAAGGGCCGTCCCAAGGAATATCTTGCCTATCTCAATTATCAAGAGATGCAGGCTCTTAAGCGTTTAAACGGAAACAATCAGGAAAGAGGGCCGAGAGGCCTTCCTTCCTTCCCTCCCGCTGGTGCAATGAGTGGTGGGTCCGCAAAGAGCCCCGCATCTACAAGCAAGGCGGCAGGTGCAGGATCAAGGCCGTCCAGCGGTGGCCCGCGCTCTGGTGTGAGCGGTTCTGTGTCTCCAACATCTGGAAGCCCGCGTGGTTCGAATCCATCCAGTAACTTTGGTGGCGGTGGTGGCGGTGGCGGTGGCTTTAAGCCCGGACCCAGCGTTGGCCCCAAAGCTCCGAGCTTTGGTGGTGGTGGTGGTTCGGGCGTCACAAACTCTGCCAATCGCGGAGCCAGCCCCGGAAGCATTGGCCGTTCGGACAAAGCTGCCATCAATGCTGTGAACAGCGCAAATACCAAGGCGGCACTTAAAACGCCTGCGATCAATACTGACAGATCCCGCACGATGAATGTCGGCCCTATGGGCACGCCTGTGAGTGTGAAGGCTCCTCCCGGTGGGAAGATTAAGGGGGCAATTCAAGGTGTGAAGGTTCCAGCACCCCCAAAGCAAGATGTGACCCGTGGAGTCACAGTTCCAACCGCGACAATTAAAACAAGCCAACCGCTTTCACCTTCAGCCGCAAGGGCTGCTATGGGGGATGTTGCCCCCACGCGCTCTATTTACAAGACGGTTGCGGAAGCTGACAGGGCTATCGTTGCGAAGGCTACGCAAACATATAATCAGCGTTTTGGTACAAATTACACTCCCGATCAGTACAGTCGGCTTGCAAAAACAGTTGCTGGCGAGGCTGCTGGAGAAAGTGATTTTGCAAGAGCAGCCGTAGCAAACACATTTGGCAACAGAGTTGCACTCGCTCAGCAGGAGGGAAGCCCCTACGGTTATATGGGCGGTGAAGATTTTGCTTCTCTTGCAGACCAGTACGATGCCTACAGGATGCAGAATGCTCCCTACCGCGCCGCTGTTCCGGGCTCTAAAACATACCAGCAGGGTGTAAACGCCATGTATCAGGCGATGAACCCCGAGAGTACATTCTCGAAAACGGCAAGCCCGAAAGTCTTGACGGCCACCCACTACTACAACCCTGCTGAAGTAAGGCGTGAGCCTGACTGGGCAAGGGATAAAACAAAGTTTGAGCGTGTTGGCTCCCATCTTTTTGGAACTGCGGAAGCCAGCCCAGAGGCTGTGACCAAAGCAAGGGCTGAACAACTTGCTCGCTCCGGTGCAAGAATTGTTCCCACCTCTTCCACTCCTGAAGAATCAGGTGTGCCCACCCCTCGCCTTCGCCCACCAAGCCAAAACATGCAGCGCCCGCAAAGCGCGGGAATAGAGTCTGTCAAGACAACCCTACGCGAGAAGGAAATAAACGACAGGCTCGTTAATCTCCAAAACCCTGATGGGACTCGAATAACCGTCTCCGTCGGTAATGTTTACGATTCTCTTGTGGGGTCTGGTGTTCCTGAAGAAGACGCCTCCCGTATTGCGAACGAAATGATTGCTGCGCCCGGTAATGAGTATAATATAAAATCGCCACCTCCGGGCAGGCCGAATGAGCGCACCCTTGATGCTGGCTTAGGGCGAAATCCATACGATGTGCAACGTGCTATTGGTGTTCCGCGAGCGCGTCCGCCACAGCCGGGGCTTGGGCGAGCCGCATACGATATTGAACGCTCACCGACTCAATACAGCGGAATAGAGAGATTCACGCCGCCGCAAGTAACGGCTGGCCTTTCCAGAAACCCTTTTGATACTCAAACGGCTGGGGGGTATTCTGGATATGAATCGTTTACACCGCCAGTCAGGACGGCGAATCTTGATCGAAACGTATATGATGCTGGCAGAACACCTAGCACTTACTCTGGTATTACTGATTTTAACGTCCCGAACAGGACGGCGGATATTGCAAGAAATCAATTTGATACTCGTGTTTCTGCGCCAGAATACTCTGGGTATGGGACAACCGGGTATTCAGCACTCTCTGGTATCCCAACCCCGGACAGCGTTGGATTGCTGCCATCTGACTCTTCTTATAAGGGGGTATTCGGTCTTGCGAAGTCTGGTGTTAACGCACTTACTGGTGGCCTTAAGACTCTTTCCATGCCTGAAACATACAAGATGCCAGAAGCTGCCGCTGAAGGCTTGAGAAACTGGGGTCTGGCAAAGGGCATAGAAACACCAAAGAATCTTTATGAAGAAGCTATGTCTCTTTATTCGGATTCCAAAGCTGATGCAGACCTTATTAAGGCTGCAACGCCATTTGCTGAATCCCTTCGCAATAAGGTTGTGAGTGGTGTTTCTGGTCTTCAGGAGAGCTATAAGAATGCTCTCTCAGAGGCTCAAAAGAAATCTCAGCCAGCAAAGACTGATTCAATTAAGCCCAATGGCGTTCCCTCTGAAGACGATATGCCTTCGGTTGACACAAGCACTACACAAATATCTGTTGGTCCAAAATTGGAAACAATTGACAAAATTGTTGAGGATCAAAATAACCTTACCAAGCAGGAAAAAGATGAATTAAAGCGAATCCTCTCAGAGGCTGCGTCGAATGATAACGTGGAGTGGTCCACCGATGATTTTAACGAAATGATTGATGAGGCAAAGAGAAATCTTGCCAGTGGTGGTGGCCGAGCACCTCCCGAGTCTCAGCCTGCACCTGAAGGTGGATACCCTCTCACCTCAATGGGCACAGCACCAGTGGTTGATATGCCTCAAATATCTTTGACCCCCGAGCAGGCAGAAGAAGTTGGTAATAGGGTAGAAAGAGGTAAGACCGCTATAAGGGTCGCAGGATCTCGGGTGCCGGGTCTGGGAGGTTTTCTTGGTGGAAAATACGAAGAGTCTGTAAAGAAGAAACTCGACAATTATGTTCTTGCCACGCCTGAACAAAGGGCTGAAATGGAGAGGAAGGACCCAAGCCTTACAGCTTGGGCTGGTATTATTGGCGAGACGCCCCAGTTGGACAGGAGCAACTACACGAACTGGGCTGACAAGTCTGGCCTTCGCGCTCCTCCCAGCCGAGAGGGCGGTAGAGATAATTCTGGCATCGCCTCTCTTGGTGGTAGGCCAAAGGGCGATGAAACAACGACCCCGACACCTGACACGCCGTCCACCACTCCCGGACGCCGCCCCGACATCTATTACATGTGGGATCTTGGTGTAAACATTCCATCTCCGGGTGATCCGAACTATACTCAGTATCAGACATACTTGGCTGAAAGGCTCGCGGCTCAGCGGGCAATGGGATAAATTTAATGTCGAATAAGCAGTCTATTGGTGCCGTTGTGACGCTCTACAAGACTAAGCATCGCCGTAGGGCGAAACCTTTGCATCTGCGGGGTTCAAAAAAGCTTGGCCCGAAGAGCGGTGATAGGGGCAACAGGGGAAGCTTTTAACGAAGTCGGGCGGTGAGCGTTTGGGTAGGCGGCTCCTTTAATCGGCGGATGCCTCTTGGAGCGGGGCTCACATTAAGGTTTAAACATGATGACTGATGATTATTTTTCTGGACTTTTTGACGGAGAGGGTTGCGTTAGCGTAACCATGTCAAAAAAAGGCTGTATCAGTCTTTCCGTATCCGTCCAGATGTGCGCTAGGGAGCCTGTTTTTGCGCTTCACCAGAGGTTTGGCGGTAAATTCGTAGATGGGAAAAGGGCCACCTCCAAGGGTTCTAAGATTTACCAATGGACGTGCTACAATGTTGAGGCGGTTGAGTGCCTTAAGGTTTTCGCTAATAAGTGCCTGAACAAGAGAGAGGTCTCTCTTGCCGGGCTCAGGATCGCCGAATCAATGAAGTCAAACGACAGAAAGCAACCGCTCTCTGATGTTGAAAAAAATCTTCGTTTGGCTGACTTTAACATTATAATTAAGAATAACTCTCGCGGCGGGATAACAACAAAAACCCCAGATGAAAGAATTCAGAAGTTTTTGTCTCCAAAAAACTTTGGTGGCGTTAGAGTTGAGCTTTCTGACGGTAGGGTTTTTGACTCAATGAGTTCTGCCGCCCGTGAGTTGGGGGTTTCTGCTGGAGCGATTTGGCACGGTCTGAATGCGGGGAACCCTGTACGGGGATTTGGGATTAAAAGAACATGACGACATCCGGAACAACTTCATGGAATCCAGATATTCTTGAGTGCGTCGAGGAGGCGTATGAGCGGGCTGGCCTTGAGCTTCGTTCTGGATATGATCTGAAGACAGCGCGTCGCAGCTTGAACTTCATTCTTACGGAGTGGAGTAATAAAGGTTTGAACCTCTGGAGTGTCGCTTCCGGCACTATAACGCTCGTACCCGGGCAGAAGACTTACACCTCTGCTGACGGGCTTCCGGCAAATGCGGTGGATTATATTGAGCATGTTTGCCGTACAACGAATGCAGGCATTCCGACTGACATTTCTCTCAACCGCATTTCCGTTTCGACCTACGCCAACATCCCCACAAAAGACCAGACTGGCAGGCCGTACCAGATTTACGTTAACCGTGCGACGACCTCGCCGCAAATCACACTGTGGCCTGTTCCTGATTCCAGCACGACATATACTCTTGCGTATTGGTACTTGAAAAGGTTGGACGACGCGACAAATCCCGGGTCTCAAACGCTTGAAATTCCTTTCCGCTTTTACAATGCCCTGACCGCAGCGCTTGCATATCATATTGCGCTTAAAAGGCCAGAGGCTCAGGAAAGAATTTCAATGTTAAAAGACCTTGCGGATGAGGCCTTTCAACTTTCTGCGGACGAGGATCGCGATAGGGCGAGTGTACGGTTTACACCATTTGTAGGGTATAATTTCTAATGAGTGTACCGTATGCAAGAGGTAAGCGAGCATTTGGATTCTGTGACACGTGCAACCAGAGGTATGACCTCGGTGAGTTAAAAATACAAATAGTTGCAGGCCGCGCTACCAATCTTAAAAACTGCCCCTATTGCCTCGACAAGGACCATCCGCAGTACTTCATTGGCCGCGTCCCGATCAATGACCCGATTGCGCTTCTTAATCCCCGCCCAGACACTGCTCAGGTAGAGAGCCGAGAGCTTTGGGGCTGGAACCCCGTTGGAAACCCCGCAGTTTACGCCACAGGACAGGTTGGGATTATCTCCCTTGTTATTAATGGCGTTAAGAGCCAAGTCACCTACTCAGGTGAGATGTAATAAAAGAAAGAGAACAAAATGGATAAGAAGAAGCCCATCGGCTACACCAAGGAACAGACCAAATCCATGAAGGCGCTTATTGAGCGCACTCAGGAGAAGGCTGGCGATTATGTTGGCTCCGGCACTGTTACTGAAGTGCCGAAGAAGAAAAAGAAGATGAAGCGTATGCAGATGGGCGGTATGGCCAACGCAATGATGCAGCGCGGCACACAGCCGAATGAACGCGGCCCCATCAAGGGTGCCCCTGACTACACAACGATGCCGATTCGTGGTCCGGGTGGTCGGGTTCGTGGCGGCGGTGGTGTTCCTGTTCAGGGTCCGGGTGGTGTTGTGGTGCCGCCTATGCGCCCGGAAGGGAAGAAGATTCCCGGTCAGATTCGGGATCGCTTGATGGGTATGATGGGGCGGGCTGGTAAGGGCACAGAGTATCCCGGTATGCCCAAGAAGCGCACAATGAAGGGCGGTGGCCTTGCCCGCAAGGGAGTTGGCATGGCCCTCGCCAAGGGTGGCCTTGTGAAGGCAAATGGCTGCGCTCAGC